TGAACTGTTCTGCAATTGTATTTACAATATCCAAATCTATTTCTAAATCTTCATTTCTTCTTTTAGCAGCATATGCAGCACCCAAAGCCATCTGTATTCTTTGTTTTTTTGTTTTCCCCTCAAACTTGGGATTATCAGAATGGACAAAATCGCTAATCCATTTTGATGTAGGATCGGATGCTTTTAATACTTCATCTATTTGCAACTGCTCATTGATTTGATTTATATTAGAAATTAGATTTTTAAATTTCTTCATTTCCTTCTTTCCCTAGTTGAGTGGCTATTTCTATTTTTTTATCTGATAATGCATCAGAAACTTTTACTGAAAGTAAATTATTAATTTTTTCTGAGGCATCTGAGCCCCTATCATTTAATATGTCATCTACCATACTACGTATAACATCAGATGTATCCATGTCTATTGCCTCCATTAAAAAGTCACATTTTATTTATTATTTGCAGAATCATTTGGTTGAGCGGGTGTCAATAACATCTGTTGCTCCGGATTTAGTTGTCCTGGCATTTGACCTGCAAGTGGCGGCGCCGGAGGCAAATTATATGCATTATTACCAATCTCACTATCAATTTCTGCATTTATTGTTTCTATTTCATCATCAGACATTCTAAGAATATTTTTCCTAACGTAGTTCTGACTAAAATAAGTACCGACATAAGGAGAAATTTGATTAAGAATATCTATTCTATTTCTAATATTTTCAGCATCTTTCATTTCCTGAAAATATTGGTCTTGTGCGTATCTATACTGTAGTTTATCCTTAAATTGTTCCCAATCTGTAACAGTAATAATATTCTTAAGTATTAATTGAGTTCTGAGTATATCGTCAAAAAGTCTATTGAATTTTTTTCTTAACCTGCCTACAAACTTTGCAAATTTTAATTCATCTCTGGTAATTTCAGTTGCTCTACCAAATTGAATACCTTGCTGAGGCTGCATTCTTGATAATGGCACATTCAATGCTTGATAAAGTTTTGTCTGGAAATAATTAATATCATCAATTTGTCCTAGATTTTCTCCGCCGGGTAAAGTTGTTATCTCCGTGCCCCTACCACCTTCTCTTCTAGGAAGCCAAAAATCTTCAAGCATCGACATAAATTTTCTATCGTCTCTAATTTCGCCGGTACCAGAATCGTAAACAATTTTATTTCTATATCTGGCCATAATATCTTTTAGATATTGTTCTGCTTTAATTTTGGGCAAATTGCCCACATCAATATAAAATATTCTTCTTTCAGGTGCTCTAGCTAATCTATAAATTACTAAAGCATCTTCCATCATTTTTAATTGATTTGTGGGTTTAATAGCTTTATGTAAGTAACTCAATACCATATTACGTTCTAAATCCATAATACCGGAAGGAACGAATGTTATAGAATCAACAGCAATTTTTATTCCTTGATTATTAGTATTGCCATAATTATTAAAATAAGGTCCGCTATTAACACCCTTGTCGTTATATACGTAGAATTCATCTATTGTTTTAATAATTTCTACGCCAGTTGTCATTTTTTCTTTTTTAATATCTCGAACTTTTTTAATTTTTCGAGGATCAATTTGTCTTAGTTCAGTTATGCCCTGTTTTGGGTCTTTAACATCTATGACTTTTTGGTAAAATAATCTACCATCGACATACCAACGTCTAAATAATTCATGAGATTTATTATTAAAATCTAAAAGAGTTATTATTCTATCAAATTCTATTTTTATAGCTTTCTTAATGGATAGAGAAACATCCAATCCATCTAAATTTAATGTTACTGGGGGTTCATCGTCAACAGATGCGATAGCTTCAGTTATTATTTCATCTATAGCCGAAGAACAATCAGGGTATAAAGATACTTCTCTATATTTAGATATTAATTCTGTTTCAGATTTAGATGTAGCATCAAGATCAACATAGGTGCCAAAATAACCACCTGCTTGTACAGTCGTGGCGCCATCCTCAGAAACAGGAGTTACGAAAGATTGATTCCGTAACCCCTCTTTCTTTGGATCATTACGAGTAATATTAAAACCAAATAATTCCATAATATTCTTTCAATTATTAAACAGTTATAAAGGTCTGATACTGAAAAGTCACAGAAAATGTAGATATTTGATCATTCTGCGCAAAGTCCAAACCAACAGAACTAATGTCTGAAGGGAAGGCACCTAACATCGCATATCTTTTCAATTGTCTACCATTTCTGTCCAACTGAATAACTTCTATAGTAGTTTGGTAACCAGCAAATCCATTAATATCTAATGTAATTGCTTGTTTGTTTAAACGGTTATCCATACCATTCATCCATTCTTCTAATGCATTTCTAATAGAAAATGTTGCATCATTAAGAACTGTACATGTAAATGGAGTGAAAGAAGTGTCGCCCGCAAATTTTACTTCTCTGCCTCTATAATATACTGGTGCTACCCCTATAGTACTACTTGGCAATTCTGCAGCATTGACTAAAAATTGAGATTTTTGCCCTGCAGCCCTTCCTGTAGTGACATAATTTGGGAAATTTAATTCTACTCTAAACTGATTAGGACGAGCTCCCCCGTTAACTAATTCAGATTTAAAGCGTTCTACGTTAAATAGTGCCATTTATATCTCCTGATTTAAGCGCCAACTTCTTCAAATGATATTCCGGTCCTTGTAGCAATAAAATTCAATTGAATGAAGTTAATTGCTCTCGCGGGCTTAATGAAAATGTCTGCAACAAATTCATTTCTATCAATTACTTCTCCAGTATTATTTGTCTCATCACAAACAACCTTAAAGTCAGTAATGCCTCTGCGTCCCTGAACATCTCTTAAATAAGGTTCAACTAAATTTCTAAACTGTGAGCGAGTAAATGCATCGTTGAATTCGAATAATTGGAATTTTGATGCAGTTGCAATTGCTTTTTCTAGAACAATAAACAATCTACGTACATTTATTCTATCAAATGCGCTCGGTTTTGCCTGTAGTGTCTTATCGCCGAATAAAACAGTGCCTTGTCCAGGGAATGATACGACAGGATTTACACCATTTTTATAAAGAGTGTCTCTATCAGCTTTTGAAGGGGTATATGCTAATTTAACAACATTCTTGATAATACCTCTATTTAAACCTGCAGGTGAGAACCAAGGATCTGCCACAAAGTCGGTTCTTGCTGCTAAACCTGCGGTATCACCGTTCATTGGCACCCAACGATATTTATCATTGTAACGATCATATTGGTATTTCCAACCTGAATCCATTACACCATAAGATGAACTGGTTACGTTTGCTCTAGTATTAACAATTCTTGTCGCTTGATTTGTAGTATTAACTACATCAGTCATTTGAGGAGATGAAAATACTACACAATCTTTTCTAACTTCTGCAATACTACCAATTAAATAATTTACTGTTGATACTGCGGCATCGCCGGACATTAGTAAACTAATATCATATTTTTCATCATTTGCAAACTCTGAATACGAATTTTGCACGTTTGCAGCCGAGGTTGAATCACCAGAAACGCCATATGCTAATGATGTTGTTATTGCTGAAGCAAGTTTATAATAAGAATAGCCGGAAGCTACATCTGCACCCCATGCAACTACACTACCTGTAATTTCTGCATTTGCAACAGCTATTACTGGATGATCCAACCACCAAACATATTTTGATTGGTCATTAATTACATCTTTATAATAATTGCGGCTACCGTCTGTTTTAACTGCATCAGGATTTTTAGAAACAAATGCAAATTTTTCTAGAATTGTTCCTCTTTCCCCTGTCCATAAACCATCTTCGTCAACAACTATTACATGCATTTCGTCACTTGAAAATACACCTGTTAATGCGTTTACATAAGATGATGTATTAGGGGCAGAATCAAATTGTGCAGCATATGTCCAAGCAGCAAAAGATCTCTCATCTGCTATAGATACTTTTAATGAATTGCCTAATGCGCCAGGATATTTAGATGACCAAGTACCATAATCATAATTATTTGTAGAAGAATGATTTTGTTCATAATCTTCAGAATTTGTAATTATGATTGAGGAATTTGCCATTACTGCTGTAGCAGTTACGTTAGCTAATGCAGCAGCTGTTTGATTATTTGTGATTGTAACTGTAGGTGCAGTATTATAACCTGATCCTGCAGATGTTATAGTAATAGATTCTAACGTATTAGCATTTACTACAGCATAACCTGAAGCAGTTGCTCCACCTGGTAACATAGGTGCGGAAAAAGTAACAGTAATATTAGCATTGCTATTACCAGATCCACCGCCCGCAAAACTATTATTTAATGTTAAACCAGTGCCAGATAATGTTACGCTACCTAGTATTAATTTTTGTGATGCTGTTGAATTTCTGGCAACACTCAAATCTGCTGAACGTATTACTTTTAAGTCGTTTCCATAAGATAAAAAATTAGCAGCAGTAAAAAATGATTTAAATACTGTATCATTTGGTTTACCAAAAATTTCAACTAGTCTATTTTCGGATTCAACAGTTGTAACCTGATCAACTGGACCCCATTGAAATGCCCCTGCATATGCACCCGTTGAAGTAGCAACAGCAGGAACTATAGATGTTAGGTCTTTTTCAGTTACCAACACGCCAGGTGAAAGCTGAAATGCCATCTTATTCTCCTTAGATTCTTTTTATATTAGCCATGATAAACTAACTATTTACCTTTTATTTATAAAAAGTAACATTTAGACACTTTCCAGCCATCTTTTACGCATTTTTAGTATTTCGTCATTGGGTTCGCCATTAAACCATAAATCTCCGGCCCATATTTCTGGCTTTTCTTCTTTTATACCTGTATTAATAAGACCAAACGGAGTCAATTCTTCTTCAATATGTTTAGATTGTGCTTCAAATAATTCTTTTCTAAGGTTAGTATCTGTCAAATCTTTAAAAAATGCTTCATTTGATAACCAAGCAAATAATACTAACGTCATAACTAAATCATCATGATATCCTTCATCTGCCTGGAATGATCCTCGTTGCTCTATAAATGTAGAAAGTTCAGAAATAATATCAGAATCGGCTACTAATAATTTATTATTTTCAATTAAATTTTTCAAAACGCTACAACCAACTCGTTTAACTTGTTTGGTTGTTCTAATACCTGGGATTCCCTTTGTTGCTGTTATATATGATCCAATTTTGTTGTCAGTTTGTGTAAAAAACAGATTTTCATATTCAAGGTCGGAATATAATATATCTGCAACTTGTTGTCCTATGTCATTAACTTCAACTAAACAATAAGCATTATTATAATCTTTTGCAATTTTATAAATTATATCTGGATATAACAGAGGCGATATTTTATTGTTTCTATATTTTGCTACAATGTCATAAGGAAATTTAGTTATATCAATTACAGAAAATGCAGAATAATCGCCACCTACGCCCCTTGATGTATCAACT